TTGGTTCGTTTCAAAGGCGATTAAGAACCTTAGAAAAGATACGGAAGTCAAAGCAATCATCTCATACGCTGATAGCGACTATCATAGTGGCACAATTTATCGGGCTTGCAACTTTAAGTATTGCGGTCTATCAGAACCAAAGAAAGATTTCTACTTTGCAGACGGTACAAAACATTCACGAGGCAAAATAAAAGGTGCTGAGGGAGAATGGAAAGACCGCTCCCGCAAGCACCGATATGTTATGGTATTTGATAAGAGTTTAGAACTACAGTGGTAGAGTATTGACTGTATTCTCAGTTTGAACCAGTCTTCTAGTTACGAACTGAGAAGACTTACCATAATACATAACTCTTCTCATATCGGATAAGAAGAATTGTAAGTAATCTGATTTTAGTAGATAAATTCCTCTCTTTTCATCGTTCTTTCTTGTCTCATAAACAAAGTTACTGATTGCAGCCACTGGGTTCAGAGTTGCCGAAGCATTATCTGGGTCTGGGATTTCGAATCCAGAGTCAACAACTTTTCCTGCTGGGAGTATTAACTTTCCAGCAGAATTTTTTACTTCAGTGGTTTCATAAAAACGAGTGTTGTTTAAATCATTACCATACTTATTTTCAACATAAACATAAAGGTCTTTATTTGATAATGGCCATTGGTCTCTTACATTTGTAATACCAGCAGTTAGTAAGACAACCCAATCCAAATCAGCACTGCCGTATAATTCTTCAGCAACAACATCTGGTCTTACACCATCAGGTATTTGATACTTGTTGAATGCCGTAAAGACATTCTGTAAGTCATCACGAACTTTAACTCTTCTGAATAAGTTCTTGACTCTTACATATTCTAGAGAAGAATTTTTATTTGATAATGGAGACTGATAAAATAAGTCTGGTAGTTCGTTAAAGTAAGACATCTTAGTAACCTACTCCTTCTGCTAGTGGAATATCATTATAATCCTCAGAGTAAATTGGATTGAGTTCTTTGAATGTTAGGGTCATTTGAATGTGAACTGGCGTACCATCATGATAAGTAGCATAAGTTCCAGAACCCGTATAGTTTAAACTGATATCAGTTAAAGCCATTTGTTTAAACTTATTTAAAAATTTATGAGGTTTGTTTCCAGTCATATATGAGACTTCAAAAACACTTGGAGCTTCAACAAAAACCGTTGAACCACCAGACTTCCCAGTTTTTTTAGCCGTCATATTACTTTTAAAAGTTCTAATAATTTCTTTCACCACTTCACCTTCTGCTTTATTTCTTGGAGCAAGATCAAAAGTAAATGGGAATGCTCTAAGATTTACACCCTCAAAGAGAAGTTCTAAGTTTGGATTAAAGATTTGACCAGTTGCCCTTGAAATTAATCCAGTTGTTGAAACATTACCGCTTAAAGCATTAACAAAGCTTGCTGAAATTGCTGCTACTGCCGCTTTTCTTGTATTTTCACTAATATCATTACCTTTTACGTTACCTATCTCCTTGATAATTTCCTGAATTCCTTTTGTACCTCTATCAATTACAGCATTTGCCGCAGAAACACCAAACGCAGAAAGTGGATCTAATGAATCAGGACCCCACCCAACAGAGTTTGTATCAGATAAATTTTGTGGTATTGGTAAAAATATTGTTGGACCTGTTTTTACTTTTTTATTTTTTTCACTTCCTTGTGCCGATGTTGATAACGAAGTTGTAATTAGTTCAGCTTTATCTTTATTAGAAGCATTATCTTTCAAATCACCTAAAGATTGTAATATATTTGCAATATTAGCATATTCTGGTGGTTGATAATCATACATTTCTATTTTCAAATAATCAGTGTTCTTCTCTATCTGCATATTTGCAGGATAGCGAAGTTGTTTTGGTTTTGTTTCAGTAGCTTTCTTACCAACAGTGGTATTTTTAGTGACATTAATAGCGTTAGAGGCAACACCTTCGGAGTAAGATGCATCTGCCCCTATTGATCCACCTATGTTGAGATCCATTTATTTGTTTTTTAGTTATTTAGTTTAAAATTTTGAAAAGGTAAGGATTCAACATCCTTTAGTTCTGAAGAATATATCTCATAAATGCCCATAGTAACTTCATTCCATGTATATTGTCTCATTGGACTTGATGCTTTTGTCTTCCAATGAAAGTTAATACCTCTGAATCCCCAACTAAAAACATCAGTTACAGCAACGAGTGGGTTTGAATCATACTCAATGTTAGGAGTCTTTGGACCATAGTTAAAAACATAATACTTCCCAGATTGAACTTCTCTTGGAGAAGATTCTTCCAATACTTGAATTAATTCAAGCATTACATCATCAGATTTCTCATTACCAACTAAACCATCAATAACCGAACGAATACGATTGCGATTGGTATCAGTATCTGTTGGTCTTTTTCTTCTTTGTTGTAGAGTCTTTCTAGGCATTACTTAATACCAAGTTCGTTTTCTGTAAGAACTTTAAACTCATAACCTCTATCAAGGCACCACTCTTTTGCTGCTTTCCACTTTGCCTGATTTCTAGCATACTCAAATGCTTCGCGGAGATATCCCTTTGTCTGTCTCTTTGGTTTTGGTGGAGGAGCAGTCTGTCTTTGAGGTTTGATTTCAATAATGTATTTTTTGATTTGACCCGTAGATTCTTTTACCTTAATATAGAAGTCAGGGAAGTATCTGTGAGGTCTTCCATCTGCTGGTGAACGATACCAGACATACATCTCTTCACTGCCCCATTCCAAGATGGCTTCCGTAGTATCACAATACCTCATAAAGCGTCTTTCCCACAAAGACCGATAGATAATGTTTGTGGGGTCACCTTTGTATTTTTTTGGATATGATGGTTGAAATTTCCCGCTATATGCCATCTAAATACTTAATAATGTAAGACTCGTATAAGGTATTTAGAGTGGTTTCTAAAAAGTCGATATCAAGTTTTAAACCATTACTTACAAACTTAGCACAGACATCACAGTATCAAGTGACTTTTGGTGGTCTTTCTTTACCACTAAAACAGCATCTGAATGTGAGGGGTGTAAGTTCTTTTTATATTGGTGAAGATATTGGGTTGATGTGTAGTTCTGCTGCACTGCCTGGTAGTTCTTTTGGAACAGCAGATATTGTTGGAAACTATATGGGAGTCACTGAAAAGATGGCTCATACTAGACTTTATACTCAAATTGAATTAGAATTTTATGTTGATAGAGACTATAAAGTTCTCAAGTTTCTAGAGCACTGGATGGAGTTTATCTCTGGTGGGTCTGGCGTCCAAGAAAATACTGATGGATATTATTATAGGATGAGTTATCCAGAGGATTACAAATGCAATCAAACAAAGATTGTTAAGTTTGAGCGTGATTATAATAAAACAAAGGAATTAGAATATACTTTCATTGGAATGTTTCCTCTTGCTTTGAATGCAACTGCTGTAAATTATGGAAACTCTGAAATATTAAAAGCAACTGCAACATTTAACTTTGATAGATATCTTGCTGGTAAGTATAATAGTCTGACTGTTTATCAGGGATCTTCTGGTAATAAACAAAATAATAATCCACCAGAATCGAAAACTCAATCTGGTGGGTTAAAACCAGTATCTCCTGGTGCTGGTGCTGGGCAAGGTGTTTCCTTCATACCACAAGATCTTACTTATGCAGAAGCATTGGCTCAAGGAAAAGTTTATAATAGTCCTTATGCAGTGCAATAAATAATCACATATGAATTTTTTGGGTTATTATGCCTTTACCAAAGATTGCTACGCCAACATATGAGTTGGAAATTCCTTCTACTAAAAAGAAAATCAAGTATAGACCATTTTTAGTTAAGGAAGAAAAAATCCTTATTATCGCAATGGAAAGCGAAGACAGTAAGCAGATTGCGAATGCTGTTAAGGATGTTATTTCCAGTTGCATTACTACAAGAGGTATCAAGGTAGAGCAACTGTCTACTTTTGATATTGAATATATCTTCCTGAATATTCGTGGAAAGTCTGTTGGTGAAGAAGTAGAAGTTCTTATTACCTGCCCTGATGATGGAACGACACAAGTTCCAACAGTCATCAACCTTGATGATATTAAGGTGCAGTTTGATAAGAAGCATACAAGAGACATCAAACTTGACGAAGATTTGATTCTTCGTATGAAGTATCCTTCAATGGAGCAGTTCATTAAGAGTAATTTTAATCCTGGTGATAATGTTGATGTAGAAGATACTTTCAAACTTATTTCTTCCTGCATTGACCAAGTTTATAATGAAGAAGAGTCTTGGGCTGCTTCTGATTGCACAAAGAAAGAACTGAATGATTTCTTGGAGCAACTAAGTTCGAAGCAATTCAAAGAGATTGAAAAATTCTTTGAGACTATGCCTAAACTGTCTCATACTATTAAAGTCAACAATCCAAATACTGGTGTTGAGAGTGATGTTGTTCTTGAGGGTCTAAACGCTTTTTTCGGGTGAGTATGGCTCATGAAGATCTTGAGTCATACTTTAAGATTAACTTTGCCTTGATGCACCATCATAAATACTCTTTGACTGAACTAGAAAATATGATTCCTTGGGAAAGAGAAGTTTATCTTACTCTTCTCCAGCAATACATTGAGGAAGAAAACCTAAAACAGAGGTTAAATGGCTGAGTTCTCCTCACCCATTATGGGTGGTCTAAGAGTTGCTAGAAATAGATTCACACCATATTCGGTATTGGGACGCTCTGCTGCGTCCGAAGATAATCAACAGACAGTAGAAGTTTTAAGTAATAATCAAAGGTCGTTAGAGAATATAAATTCGTCATTGATTGCCGTAAGTGTACAGATATCACAACTCAATGCTTCTTTGGGTGGAATATCAAATCTTATAGCACAAGATTCTCAACTAGAAAGACTAAAAGAAAATCAAGAAATAATAAGGCAAAATAAATTATCGCAACAACAACTTAGAGAAGGAAAAGAAAGCATTGTAGAAAAGAAAATACAAACAGCACTAATTACTCCAATTCAAAAAGTTGGTACGAAAGCACAATTTGCATTATCCAACTTAATGAATGCTTTCACCATTCTTCTGACTGGATGGTTGACCAATCAAGTGCTAACCAATTTTAATTTTTACTATGATAACATTAAGAAAACACTGAATCTTATTCAGAAAGGTGCAACAACAAGTTTCGGTGTAATTTCAAATATATTTAATTTTGTAAAAACTTCTCTTGAAGATCTTTCTCAAAAAATTCTTTTAATTGGATCTATATTAAGAAGATCAGTATTTAATGGAATCTTTAAGAGACCTTTTGATTTTGTACTAAACAAGTTAAAAGAACTTTGGAAAAATCTTAAAGATAGAATTAAAAAAATTCCTGGTATTAACGCGATTCCAGGTCTTAATGCTATGCTTGGAGATAATGGTGGTAATAATGATAATACATCTGATGGTGCGGAAAAACCATC